CTTGCTTCGTATGTTCATGCGTATGCCCAAAAGATGCAAATGAAACGTGAAGCATTGGCGAACAAAGGTATTTGGACTGCCAAGAAAAGATATATTCTAAACATCTATAACAATGAGGGTGTTCAATATAAAGAACCACAGATGAAAGTTATGGGTCTTGAAATGATTAAGTCATCTACACCTGCGGCTATCCGTGAGAAGATGAGACTATCAATTAAGATTATGATTAATGGCACAGAAGAAGATATTCACACCTTCATTGAAGAATTCAGACAAGAGTTTAAGAAGTTACCACCAGAAGACATTTCTTTCCCACGTGGATTGAATGGTCTGAAAGAATACTCTGATTCTGTTACTCTATATAAAAAAGGTACACCAATTCATGTTAAGGGTGCAATTCTTTACAATCATTATCTGAAACAGAAGAATCTGACAAAGACTTACCCTCTTATCCAAGAAGGTGAGAAACTTAAATTCACCTATTTGAAACAACCAAACCCATTCAAAGATATGGTCATCTCTTTCCCAAGTAGATTACCAAAAGAGTTTGAATTGCAGCCGTATGTTGACTATGATATGCAATTTGACAAGGCATTCCTCGAACCCATCAAAGTGATTTTAGATTGTATGAATTGGTCAACTGAAAAACGTAATTCATTGGAGAGTTTCTTTGGATAATATTCGCATCATTAAAACTGGTATCAATGTTTCTAAAATAGTGAAACAGCTAGAAAAGTATCCTGAAGATTGGGGTGGCCAAAAGAAAATGGAAGGTGTTGAACAAATTGATCCTGATTTTCATAAGATTTACGCTGGTGTATTGCAGTTAGTGATGGGTGCAATCACAAAGCCAGGTGAGATGGTTTACAATACAGAAATTTGTATTAAAACTCCTGCACACGATAGACACACCGAAATTGTAGGATTTTTGAAAAGACATTTTCATTCTTATCGTAGGTGTGGTTTTCTATCATTACCTGCTGGTGAGATAGTTGGTCAACATATAGACCAAGGAACTTATTATCAAACAAAAGATAGATATCATTTATCAATTCAAGGTCGTTATGATTATACTGTTGGTGGTGAAACAGTTACAGTAGAACCAGGTACTTTACTTTGGTTCAATAATAAACTAATGCATGGAACAAAAAATGTAGGAGATTGCACAAGAATTACTTTTGTGTTTGATGTTCCACACTCTAAGAAGAACCCATGATACAAGTACTGTTACCTTTTTTAACTGCGATTGGATTATCAGTAATTGCAGCCTATTATTCAGTCATTGGACTCGCACAGATATTTCCAGGTTCATACTGGCCAATTATCATTATGGGTTCGGTTCTTGAAGTATCAAAATTGGTAACAGTATCTTGGCTATATAACAATTGGGATGTTACCGTGCGAATAATGCGTTACTATTTTTTGGCTGCCATTGTTCTCCTAATGTTGATTACTTCAATGGGAATCTTTGGTTATCTTTCAAAAGCACACCTTGATTCAAACATTGTAATCGGTGCAAATAGTGTACAGTTAAAAACATTAAACACACAAGAGAAGATTGCAAAAGAACGATTGAATTATCTACTTCAAAGAGCAGGTGACCCAGCAACCGCATCACGGAAGATTGATGTACAGATACAAGAAACACAGGCAGAACTCAAAAGAGTTTCAACTGAAAAACTACCTCTACTATCAGAAGAAAACAAACTAACGGCAGAAATTGGTCCTATTAAATATATCGCCGAGTTATTCTACAGTAAAGATGATCCAAACTTCATAGATAAAGCAGTACGAAGCGTTATTCTAATTATCATTATCGTATTCGACCCACTTGCCGTTTTGTTATTGATTGCATCCAATCAAACATACCAAAGATTGAAACAACCCGTAGAAGTTGAGCCTGCAAAGAAGGCAAAGAAAAAGAAAACACTTGACAATAGCACAGCAAATAGTTTAGAATCATTCTTTACAGATGATAAAAACGAAGTTATACCGAAGACAGACATTACCAAAATAGATGGAGATTTTAAATGAGTTTACTTGATAAGATTAAAAAGAATTCAACGATTAAAGATAGTGCAATACTATCCAAGTCTAAATTCTTTACAGAGAAAGATATGGTTACAACGGGTGTGCCAATGATTAACGTGGCACTATCTGGAAGACTTGATGGCGGCCTTATTCCTGGTCTTACAATGTGGGCAGGTCCATCTAAACACTTTAAAACTGCCTTCAGTTTGCTAATGGCAAAATCGTATATGGACAAATATCCTGAGGCAGTTCTTTTATTCTATGATTCAGAGTTTGGCACACCAGTCAAGTACTTTGAAACTTTTGGAATTGATATGGACAGAGTGTTGCATACTCCTTTGACTGACATTGAACAATTGAAGTTCGACATTATGCAACAGCTTCAAGAAGTGAATCGTGGTGATAAATTAATCATCATCCTTGATTCAGTTGGCAACCTTGCATCAAAGAAAGAAGTTGATGATGCACTTGAAGGTAAATCTGTTGCAGATATGAGTCGTGCAAAACAAATTAAGAGTTTGTTCCGCATGGTAACACCACACTTGAACATCAAAGACATTTCAATGGTTGTTGTGAATCATACTTACAAAGAGATTGGTATGTTCCCGAAAGATATCGTTGGTGGTGGTACAGGTTCTTACTATTCCGCTGACAACATTTATATTATTGGTCGCCAACAAGAAAAAGATGGAACTGAAGTTGTCGGTTACAACTTTATTATCAACGTAGAGAAAAGTCGTTATGTCAAAGAAAAATCTAAAATACCTATTTCTGTATCTTTTGATGGTGGTATTAGTAAGTACTCTGGTTTACTTGACCTTGCTATTGAATCCGGCCATGTGGTCAAACCAACCAACGGTTGGTATTCTAAGGTGGACCAATTGACAGGTGAGATTGGTGATAAGAAACGAATTGCTGATACTGCAACCGCTGAGTTTATGGAATCAATCCTAAAAGATTCGAAATTCAAAGACTTTATTAAACACAAATATGAGATTGCATATGGAAACATTATGGGAGAAACTCCTGTTTTGGAAGAAACAGAAGATGCTTAAAGAAGGCGTTGATTATCATTTCTTTGACTTCAAAGATTCTGATATAACTGGTATAGAACTCCTAATGAAAGAATTTAAAGGAGTAATATATCATTATCAGAAGGCAAGAGTACTTGAAGAAGGTGAATTTGCAAGATTGCAATTCGGATATACCATTGTTCATCCCGGTGAACATGACATTGATGACTTGACAAGTGATGAAAATTTGCATACAATCATGGGTGACATACTTACTATAATATTAGAAAAGCAGGCAAATGAACAGGCTAGAACAAACGATAATCAAGAATTTGATATACAATGAGGAATATGTCCGCAAAGTATTACCATTCATTCGACCAGATTATTTCTCAGACAATGCAGAGAAGATTGTATTCAAAGAAATATTTGAATTCATAAATCAGTACAAGAATCCTCCTACACATGAGGCACTTGTAATCAACTTCACAGAGAAGAAGAATCTTACTGAGCCTCAAGTGCAAGAGGCAATTGAATTACTTAACAAAGTACATTCAGATAGAGATGAACCAACCGAAACACAATGGTTGATTGAACAAACTGAAAAGTTTTGCCAAGACAAGGCCATTTACAATGCCATTATGGAATCTGTTTCTATTCTGGACAGTAAAGGTGAGAAAAGAACCAAAGGTGAAATCCCACAACTTCTAAGTGATGCTCTTGGTGTTTCGTTTGATAACAACATTGGTCACGATTACACACAAGACTATGATTCTCGTTATGATTCATATCACAAAGTAGAATCTCGTATTCGTTTCGACCTTGACCTCTTTAACAAGATTACAAAAGGCGGTCTTCCAATTAAGACATTGAACATTGCACTTGCTGGCACTGGTGTTGGTAAGTCTTTATTCATGTGTCACGTTGCTGCTGGTAATATGTCGCAAGGGCAAAATGTTCTCTATATCACAATGGAAATGGCAGAAGAAAAGATTGCAGAACGTATTGATGCTAATTTGTTAAATATTGATTTGGATGAATTGAGAACTATCAGTAAAGAAGATTACACAAGAAAATTCTCTGCACTCAAATCTAAAACACAAGGCAAGTTAATCATCAAAGAATATCCAACTGCTGGTGCAAGTGTACTCCACTTCCGTGCATTGTTGAATGACTTGGCTTTGAAGAAGAATTTCAGACCAGACATTATCTTTATTGACTATCTAAACATCTGTTGTTCGGCACGAATTAAACCTGGCGCAAACGTAAACAGTTACTCATACATCAAGGCAATCGCAGAAGAACTCCGTGGTCTTGCTGTTGAGTTTAGTGTACCAGTTGTATCTGCCACACAAACAACTCGTAGTGGTTTCAGTAACTCGGATCCAGGTCTTGAAGATACTTCAGAATCATTTGGTTTACCTGCAACTGCTGACTTTATGTTTGCGTTAGTAAGTAATGAAGAACTTGAAGCCTTGAATCAGATTCTTGTTAAACAATTGAAGAATCGTTATGGTGATCCTAACTTGTATAAGAGATTCGTTCTTGGTATTGACCGTGCAAAGATGAGACTATATGATGTTGAAGATTCTGCACAACAAGATATTGCTGATGCAGGCATTCCTGATAAACCATTAAACACATTTGGTAACAGAGAACGAAGAAAAGATTTTGGTGGTCTAAAAGTATGAAGTTAACACAC